CCTTCACACCGAGCTTTAAAGAACGCACCGCCGAGGATCTGCTGGAGCATTGGGGCCGCTGGGTTGTGTTGGGCTCTGGTGTGTCGTGCTGCGCGTCACGCGAGAACACCATACTGTCGCCGATGATCACTGACGACGACGCGCTGATGATCGACGGGTTGATGGGCCGGCTGCTGAAGCGATACCCCGAATGCGGTCAGGTACTCATGAAGTACTACACCACCCGCGACAGTTCTCTGATGGAGGTCGGCAAGAAGATGGGCTTCGGCGAAGAGAAGACGCGCGGGCTCTGGAAGGCGGGTATTGCGTGGATTGATGGAGCTTTAGATATTCGCCGTCAGGCTGCTTGACAGCCCCGGTCCCTGCATATAGATTTCAGTTACTTTGCGGTTTTTCCGCGTGCAAAGCCCGTCTCCGAGATGGGCTTTTTGCTTTCTACACTTCCTTGAGCCTCGGCATTTGCCGGGGCTTTTTAGTTTTCGGCTCCACCACACCCATTGCTCCGAGCTGGGAGTGCTGCTGGAGCTGATCTATGTGAGGCTTGCCAATCCGGCGGGCCTTTTTCGTTATGAGGCACAGCAAATGTCCGGCTCTATCCAATCCAGCAATTACGTGCCGGGCGTTTCCGGCTGGAAGTTCAGCGCCCTAACCGGTGACTACGAGATCAACAGTTCGAACATTGCAGTGGGTAGCCTGCCTACTGATCCGCAACCGATCACCATCACCGCCGGCGAGTGGTCCGACTACGACCTGCCGGCCAATGCCGTGGAACGCCACGCCTTCATCGGTGCCGAGCTGGAGAAGATCCCGGCAGAGTGCCGAAATAGCGCTGAGTTCACGACCGAGGACATCTCGTTTGATCGTGATGGCTCGGACTACCGCACCACGCTGACCTACGTTCGCCAGGAAACTCAGGAAGAGGCCAAGGCCCGCCAAGAGAAAGCGAAGGTGTCCGGTACGCGGATCGTGAGCTCGGGCGGTTGCGCTACGATAATTTGCGATGGTGTCGTGCGGGCCAGGTTCGGCAATCTGGACCAGCCAGAGCCCGAGCAGGCTAAACCTTTCAAGGTAGATGGCGACAAGGTCTACATCAGCGAGGCTGCGATCCAGGACGGCATCATCAAGTCACCGTGGCCGATGGCCTGGGGTGTGCGAATGCAGCTCAGGCAGGACGGCAAATACTATGCTGCGGGCCTCGGTTTAGGAATGCCATCGCAGATCCTGGTGTCGGTTGATCGCTTCGCCATCAAGCCGAGTGCAGGCGAAGCTGAGATGATTGATGCCCTTTCCGGCGTGATAGGGATCACCCAGCTCTGCAAGTCAATGAAAGCGGAAGTCGACAAGATGAAACTCGACCGCTTGGCGGAGCAGGGCCAGGTCGACGCCGAACGCCTGCTCAATGCTGAAAAGGTCAAAGACGTGATCCGCGCCGAACTTCGTCAGGGCGGCTTGCTCTGGCGCCGCAGCTAATCCATTCCTTCACTCCCTCACCGGGAGGATATCGAGATGTCGAACATGCCAGATAAGCCAGACACCTGGGCATTGATGCTTGCGTGGCTGAGCCAGCATGCGCCGATCCTTTACCCGGCCGGGCTGTCCTTCGCCATGGCTGTATTGCGCATCACCTATGGTGGTGGCTCGCGCCGCCAAATGATCGTGGAAGGCGTGCTGTGTGGTGGGTTGACCCTGACCATCATCAGCGGTCTGGAGTTCTTCGGGCTGCCGCAGAGCATGGCCACCTTCGTAGGTGGATGGGTCGGCTTCCTGGGCGTTGAGAAGATCCGGTCTATAGCTGACAGGGTCACCGATTTCAAGCTGCCGACCAGGTCGCCTTAGCGATGGCTTGCAGTGGATGCGCCGCCCGGCGTGAATGGATCAATAAGTGGAGCAAGATTGCATATGAACGAGCCAAAGAACTCCTTGAGCGTGGTAACGATCCTTCCCCCGCCGAACCAGAAGCCAGGCAGCGCCCAGATGGCACAGGGCACGAAGGTGATGCTGAGCGACGGCAGTGAGCTGGCAGGCGTGACCGGTGTCACCTTGAAGGCCAGTGCAGGTGGAGTGTGGGAAGCCACCGTCACCGTACTGCCTAAGATCATCCAGCCAGTGAGCGCCGAAGCGCGCATCGTCGAGGTAGACGTCACTGACCTTCAGTCGCAGTCACGTCAGCATGCAAGGGCCGAGGCATGAATACGCTACTTTCCCAGTTCCTTCAGGACAGCCTGGAAGAACAGAAGAGGCAGACGGCAATCCTCGAAAGGATGGAGAAGCATCAGGCGATGCTGATCCAGGCACTGGCAGAGGATCAGGGCGAGCAAGACCCTGATGCCCGCCCACTGACGTACATGGACGGCACCCCGTGCCGTTGAGGCCGCAGAAGCCATGCAATGCCCAGGGCTGCAACACGCTGACCCGAAACCCTCGGTACTGCGATGAACATGCCCACCTACTCAAGAGTTCGACCTGGGCCAAGCCTCGGGAGAGCAGCACCAAGCGCCACTACAACTACAAGTGGCAGCAGGCAAGGGCAGGCTGGCTGGCAAAGCATCCGCTGTGCAGGTGCTGCGAGCAGGCAGGCAAGGTGGTTGCGGCGACCGATGTTGATCACGTCATCCCACACAAGGGCGATATGGTCCTGTTCTGGGATCGGAACAACTGGCAGAGCCTCTGTGGTCCGTGCCACTCCAGCAAGACGGCCTCCGAGGATGGTGGTTTCGGCAATTCCCGGCGCTGAAAGCAAAAAAAACCAGAAAAACCAGTGAAAAACGATCAAATGAGAATGATTCGTGCAGAAAGGGAGGGGGAGGGTCGAAAGTCTGGGCCTTTTCGCTTCTAGACCGCGCCCTCAGTCGTTTTTTTACACCCGCGAAATTAAAAAGTCAGGAGTTGCGCGATGGGAGGCACCGCCACGGTCGCCGGCCGTGGTCGCAAACCCAAGCCAACGGCCAAAAAAGCACTCGCCGGAAACCCCGGCAAGCGCGCGCTGAATACAGCCGAGCCGCAGTTTTCCAAGATCACCCAGATCGACCCACCGGATTGGTTCAGCCCTCGGGCCGCCACCATGTGGAACATGATTGTTCCCGAGCTGCTGCGCGAGAACGTGGTGGCGATCACGGACCTGCACAACGTCGAGGCCTTCTGTAGCGCCTACGACAACTGGCGGCTTGCTCAGGAATCAATCACGCAGCATGGCATCGTCGTCACCGGTGCCACGGGCGGGCCGATGAAGAATCCCGCACTTACCGCCGCGAACGAAACGATGCGCCAGATGGTGACCTTCGGTTCGATGCTGGGTCTGGATCCGGCCAGCCGCACCCGACTGATCGGCGGCAACAAGGAGAAAGAAACCAACGAATTCGCCAACCTACTGAGAACCTGATGACCAAATCTGTCCACCCCAATGTCGACAAGGCAACGGCGTGGGGTCGGTCATTGCTCCGCGGTAAGGTGCCGGCGTGCCGTTATATCCACCAGGCAGTGCAGCGCCACTTCGATGATCTGGCGGCCAGCCGCAAACGCGGTTTCCGTTTCAAGTTCGACCCGGCCAAGGCAGAGAAAAAGCTCAAGCTAATGCAGCTGCTGCCACATACCAAGGGTGAGTGGGCATTCAAGCGTCAACTGATCACGCTGGAGCCCTGGCAGCTTTTTGGCCTGGCTGTGACATTCGGCTGGGTCAAGAAGAAGGGCGGTCACCGCCGGTTCCGTGAAAGCTACTGGGAAGTGCCCAGAAAGAATGGAAAATCTGTTGTCGCCGGCGGCGTGGGCATCAGCATGTTTGTTGCTGATGGAGAATTCGGCGCCGAGGTGTACGCCGGCGCAACGACTGAGAAACAGGCCTGGGAGGTTTTCCGGCCCGCCAAGCTGATGGTCAGCAAGTCACCAATGCTGATTCAAGCCGCAGGGATTGAGGTGAACGCCTCGAACATGAACATCCCGTCCGACTTCAGCCGGTTCGAGCCACTGATCGGCAACCCGGGTGACGGGGCCTCGCCAAGCTGCGCCATCGTCGACGAATACCACGAGCACCCAACGTCGGCCCAGTACGACACCATGCTCACAGGCATGGGCGCCCGACGCCAGCCTCTGATGTTCATCATCACCACGGCCGGCGCCGACATTGAAGGCCCTTGCTACGACAAGCGCCGCCAGGTCGTCGAGATGCTGGCCGGTACGGTGCCGGACGAAGAGTTGTTCGGTTGGATCTGGACGCTAGATGAGGGCGACGACTGGACCGATCCGAAAATGCTGGCCAAGGCCAATCCGAACCACGGGGTCTCGGTGTTTCAGGAGTACCTTGAGAGTCAGCAGGCCAGAGCCATTCGCTCGGCCCGGTTTGCCAACACCTTCAAAACGAAGCACCTCAATCTCTGGGTGAGTGCGAAATCCGGTTTCTTCAACATGGAGGACTGGAAATCCTGCGAAGACACCACGCTCACCCTGGAACAGTTCGAGGGACAAGAGTGGATCGCTGGTTTCGACTTGGCGCGGAAGCTGGATATGAACTCAAGGGCGCGCCTGTTTTGGCGTGTCATTGATGGGAAGACGCACTATTACAGCGTAGCGCCGAAGTTCTG